AGGGGCTATTGCCCCCAGCGTGTTATTCACCTAATAGTTTAACTTCAATCTTGCGAGGTTGCAAGGCTTCTGGGACAACACGTTCAATAGTAACAGTCAACAGACCATTTTTCATTTCTGCAGAGCGTACTTCCATATGTTCCGACAGTGTAAAGACACGTTCAAAGTCACGGAAAGCAATTCCTTTATGAATACTTTCAGATTCTTTGTCTGTCTCTTGAGCTTTTTGACCTTTGACAATTAACTGTTCTTGGTCAACAGACACATCAATTTCTTCCCTACTAAAACCTGCCACAGCGAAGGTAAGCACATAGATATCACCTTGGCGATCTATATTATAGGGTGGGAAGTTTGTTTGTAGGCTGTTTGCATATCGTCTTTCAACTGTGTCAAAAAGGCGATCGAAACCTAGAAATGCTCTGTTTAGATTGGCCAGAGCGGCTGTGTCAATACGTGCGACTTGATTCATAGTTTTTCTCCTTAAATAAGCAAGAATCAATTTGGGCAACTGCCCGTGTGTAAAACCCTACCATAGGCGTCTTACACACTTATTTATACTAAAATAGTTAGATCAATACAACTTTTTTGGCAGACTTTCTGCTTCTAGTCTTTTCAGCCAACGCATCCGTCCAGCTGATTTGGCTCTACGTAATTTATTTGCCTTACTTACATAGTGCTCACGTTCTTTGAGATCTTGTAAAATTCCGCTCTCTTGAACTTTATTCTTAAATTTTCTAAGAGCCTTGTTGACATCATCATTTTTAACTTCAACAGAACGACCCCTAAGAACATTATTATATTTCAATTTATTACCTCATTCAAAAAATTAAAATCAAAGATTCTGTTATTACTTATAGATTTCCAGTCGTTTACATATCCGTTAGTGAAATAATAGGTCTTAGGCCTACGCACAAAAATGCCTGCGAAAAAGCATAATGGGGCCGGCATGTCGTCAAGATTAATTATAATCACATCGGCTAAATCTGCTACATTTAAGTTCCATCCTGTGTTTTGCTCGCTGCCGATATAGATATTAACATGTTTGTCGTTGTTTTTTAACCAGTCATTAAACCAAGTTCTGTGCTCAGATTGCAGATTAACCAGCATGATGCTTTTGCTGTCATTATGTAGAAAATCTGGTTCTGTTATAATGTTAAATTTTATAGACATGAAGTATATATTGAGCAAGTAAATTTTCGTCTTCGGTACTGAGAGCACTTAGACGCATATTTCCATCTCTAATCTGTTCGCACATTGCTATTAGTCTAAGAGCTTCTGGATCACTTGTAAAGGCCTTTTGAATAATAAAGGTCTGAAATCTATCCTGCTCATAGGTTGTTTTGACACGATCACTGGCATAAATTATGTCTTGACGTTGTTTAATCTTTGACCAAAGTGACTGCGGTTGCTGCTCAGAATTTTGTATGTAAGTTATTGTTTCTTGACTTTCTTCAACAGGTTGTTGAAGCTGTCCTTGATCATGTATTTCTTTTTTTTTACTTCTTCCTCAACAGGTTCAGGTTCTGCAGGCACAGGGGGCTCAGGTACGGTAATAGGCTCAGTGTGTGCAGCAGGTTGCTCTTCTTGTTCCGGTTTATAAACTAAAGGTTCGTGACGCCATCCTTCTGGATATTTAAATCCTTTATTAAGATAGGGATGCTGTTCTAGTATAGACTTTTCAATAACTGGCTCTACGGGTTTTTCTGGTTCTGAATTTTGTATAGGAGGCGTTTCTATCGCGGGTGCAGTTTCCTGTACAGGTATACTTTTGAGTTTTCGTTGCCAAGCAAAGGTCATTTGGCTAGCAATTAACAAGAGCACAGCTAACGGGTCAAAAACAATGATGATTATGATAATCATCCATACTACTGCTTTTTCTAAAAGGCCTTGATCAGTTTCGCCGTAGATAAACTGTGCCACATATTTTATAGGACCAACCTCGGCTTCGACCTTTCGAACTTCCGCAGCAATAGGAGCTCGTTCTTCATTAAGTTTACTAATTTTTTTCTGTTCGGTTTCAATTTCACGAAGCAGTCGTTGACGCTCTGGGCCCTGTTGGCGTCTAATCTGCACTGCTCGTTCCGCACCTGTTTCCGTAGTTGAGCGACCCATAACTTGGTCCACTGCCTCATCAAGCTGTTTAAGAGCCCTGCGGTTCGCATCTATATTGTCCTTTGATATTCTAATCTTTTCATCATACAGAGCGATCTTACTCTGCACTTCGCCACTTACTAAGTTTTGATCACTGTGAGCTCTACTTAGGAATCCAAAAATTCCCAAGCTAGTGATTAACATAAGAATAACAACTGCTACGCAGAGATAGGCTCGTAGAGTTTTTGGTGCTTCGTACCAATATCTATGAAGCCATACAGCAGTAACTAATTTGCCTACTTCTAGACTGCCACCCATTATCATAATAGGGATGATGGCTGCAGAAAATATCGTAGCCAAACCTACGATTGAGTAGTAGATAGCCACCGCTGAAATAGTCAGACCGGTGGCTAGGACCAACCATGCTAATAGCATTCGTTATGTAGCGGACTGTGTAAAGTCGTCGTCTCTTGTTACAGATACATCTGCCCAGATATCAGCAGGAGTATCAGGTTGGGTAACAGTAATAGAATCCTGGAAACTAGCATCGTTGCCGGTTGGATCCATTGTACGATATGTGCGAGTATAGCCACTAGCACCACCACGTGTAATGCCACGAACTACAGCTTCTTTAATGCAGTTCTGCATAGCGGTCTTAAGGTTAGCATCACTTAGACCTTCAAATGCGGTAGTTGTTAGACTAGTAGCTCCGTCACTAAATGTGCCTGCTCCAATTACTTTTTGCCATCCACCTAGCACATATTCTTCCTGTGCATAACCGACTGTAAATGCTAAAGCTGTGCTCACATCATCTGCGGCTGTAAGTGCAGAAGGGCCTGCTTTTGTAGCTGTAACGTCTAATAGCATTGGCTGATTAAAGCGTGATAGTTCTTCAATAATAGCATGCCAACGGATGTTACCCCTTGCTCTGCGTTTGCTATTATTATAGCTGGTATTTAAGGTAGTAAATGCGTTGAAATCATCTACTTCAACTGCACCAGAATCATTATCAGTTGCTGTGCTTGAAAATGTAGCTGTACCGCCACTCATAGTAACAACAACTCTGTAAAAATTTGGTGTTAGTTGATCTTGTGAATTTTGAAATCCTGATGGCATCTCTGTGCTCCTATTATAGTATATTTATAGTTATTTGAAAACAATTAAGGCCATTAGCACAGTCTGTGCCGCAAAGCCAATGCAGATTGTAGCAATGTATAGAATATTGCGTTCAATAAGAGCCTTAAAGAACATCATTAGCAATGATGACCAAACAAATAGCATTAGGTCAACAGGTGGTAATTTGTCTGTAAGCCCAACTAATACAGCCATGAGCGTAGGCACACTAGCAAGGTGGCAAAGCACAATACCTAACCAACCTAGCGTTTCAGCACTCATTTTGCCAAAATGGTCACGGAAAAATTGACCGATAAGACCAGGAACCATTTTAATAGTTTCAATATTCATTTATACGTCCTTGTAAAAAATATGTCTGCCAATCTTGGCAACCTTTGTTTTCTTCCAGCCCGGATTTACATAGTCTGCATGATAATACATTGCATCTTTTAGTCCGTCTAACCTAAAACCCTCTAATAAAACCTTTTTGGCAGCTGCCATACTTTCTGTGTAAGCTGCATTGTTAATTGGTTTCGCAGTATTGGCTTTTTCGCAGTACCAACTAAATTGGCATACTACTTTTTCGTAGACTATGTTTTTTTGGTAAATTACACGGCACACATCGTTGGGAAATTTTCCGCTTTCCATTCTGTTAATTGTGACCTGTGCCACAGCAACTTTACCTTCAAAGCTTTCGTAACCTGCTTCATAATAAATGTTCTTTGCTAGGCAAGCTAGCTCGCGTTCACGTTCCTGTGTTGTTTTTGTTGACAGGGAAGTAGATACAGATTCAAGTTTTTCAAACTTGTGATCTGTAATTGTTTTAAGGGCAAAAAAAGATAATACCAGCCCTAGGAGCATCATTGCTCCTTTAAGTGCGATCTGCATAGGGATCTCCTTTCTATCGTCGCATCTTACTGATATCTACAGCAGCCTCCGCATTAAAAATAGGAACTGCATTACTCTTATGTAGAGTACCGATACCAATAATTTTATCTCCTGTATACACTTTGTCCTTAGCCTTGAAAGCACCAGTAGTGTCTACACCACCGTTAAGACTAGGAATATGTCTATTGTCACTACGACCAGGTGGCGGCGACAGAGTATAAGAGATAGTCTTAGCAGCAGAACCACGCTCACGCTTCTTAGTCTCCTGTATTGCAGCGTGTCTACGTTTAAGCTCTTGCCATTCACGTTCAAGTAATTCAGCCTGACGTTTGTGTTCAGCTGAACGATATTTAACTTTGCCTTTGCGTTTGCCTGTAGTGGAAAGCCAGGGGCCTTCTAGGTGAAATGACATAGATTTCTCCTCTAAAACTATATATTATGCGAAAATGCCAATTTTGTCAACTTTTTAGGCTGATTTAGAGCGAATTTGGCGTCCAAAATTGGTGTAAATAAATATGTAATCTGTTAGCTACTAGGGGCTATTGTTATGGTACGATATCAAAAGTTTGATTGGTTTACTCTTAATAGGGACAATCTATTTGATGTGCTTTATACAGCAAGAGAATCTATTGTTGGGCAAAAACTAACTATAGCCCAAATCCATAATAGACTTGCCAAAACTATCCGAAATTTCTTGCCTGTACGTGTTAGAAAAGAATATGATCCCAAAGTCCAAAATGGTTGGATTTATATAGGCGGAGCTTACCATAGTGATGACGACCAAGAAGGCAGAAAATGTGTAATTATAAACTTTGCATATAATACACAGGACAAGTTCATAACAGTATCTAGCCGAAGATTTTCTAGAATGTGCATTGGATTCGCAGATACTGTCTTGCACGAAATCATGCACATGCGTCAATATCGGCGTAGAAATTGGCGTGTTATACCGGACTATCCTAGTACTGCTAGAAGAACATCGCAGCGTGAGGAACAAAGTTATCTAGGTTGCAGGGATGAAATTGATGCTTATGCATTTAATATTGCCTGCGAACTTATGGATAGATTTGATTATTCAGAAAAGAAAGTAGTACAGTATATAAACCAAGATAAAATTGGGATAGGAAGAAGACATAACAGTTACAAAATGTATTTGAAAGCATTTTCATACGATCATCGCCACCCTGTAATAAAACGTCTAAAAAAGAAAGTTGCTAGTTACTTACCGCAGGCAAAACATGGTAAGCCATATCGTAACAGTGAATGGATTAACTATTAACAGGCTGGACGGATAACGTCTACAATTCCACCTCTGTTTGGGGTCCATCCACTAGACCAACTGATAGTTACGTCGCCATCGTTGGGGTTACTTGTTTTCGCAGTGGGTGTTTGATTACCGCCTACAAAATTATATCTGCCATTGTTAGCTTGATAGACAAAATTAACGTGTCCAAAATCCCATAGCACTATGTCACCCGGCTGCATTTCACCTATAGAAACTCGTTTTGCATTAAACTGACTAGCTCTCTGTATAGTTGCCCTAGCTCCAGCTTCCTTAATATAAGGCATGCCAGAAATATTGAGGCAATACATTACAAAACCAGCACACCAAGGTGTTTGGTCACTTTCCCAATAGTTACTGCCTCCATAGCCGAGAGTTTTCCAAATATTAGTAATTTTTGGATTACTAGGTTTGCCGCCTTGACCTGTTTCACGCCAAGCACCATTTTTAGCTTCTTCTAAAATACTAGCTAATGTGCTAACTACTTTGCTTGTAGTACCTCCCTTACAGGCTACGCCTCCGCCGTCGGTTTGTCCTGCTGTATTTGGTGTTCCTGCAAAGTTGGCCTTTACACCATTACGCTGTGCTTCGGGATTATAGCTAGCATCTGGATTTTTAAGATAGCCCTCAAATTTAATAATATTTTCTTGATCAACTTCATAGGGAATGCTAGGACTTATATCTTCTATAGCACTAGGGGCTGTGACTGATGCGACCATGTTAATTTACAAAAACATCACTGCTGCCCGAAGCAGGATGGCCGCAGCTAGCAGCATCTCCTGCTCTACAAACACCTATGCCATTGGCAAACACATTATTACTAGCACCAACCATTACTGGTGATCTATGTGGGCCGCGGCCGTGTGGGGCAACTTGATCACCGCGGCGTGCTACAATAAAGTTGTTAGCATAGACATTAGGCGATCCCTGAATGATGGGGCCACCTGCTACATCTTTTCCGTTATCCCTTGCTATACCTGGCATTTTAAAAATCCTTAGGAATTTGAACCCTAATAATTGCTACTAATTCTCTTAGGTATTCCAACGCACGTCTTTGCTCCGATTCTGGCACAAATTTATCAAATGAAAAGTCTTCGAGAATTTTGCCTTCAAGAATAAGAAGTTTCCACAAGGTAGCAATAGTAAATGTTTCGTAGGGGCTTACAACATGGATACCAGGACCCACTGCTAGATTTTTCATTATCTCTTGATAGCTACGAATAAGTTCTAATATGCTCTTTATTTCTGTAGTCTGAGTTGCAATTATAGCTTCAGAGACAGCTATTGCAGTGGTCTGAGTCGCTATAGTATCAATGTCTGTTTCTATATTTGCAATAGAAGTCTTTATAGCGGTAGAATTTTTAGTTTTAATGATATTAGCGGCACTTATTAACATCTGACTCCAGGCCACTGCTGCTGATCCGTTATCTGTGCCTGAGCCTGAACCATCACCGGCTACGTATGAATAACTTGTAACTCCGCCACCGAAAAATTCTTTTTCTGTAATTGCCTGATTAATCTCTGTTGCTAAGTTAGATAAAGCAGTTGCTAAACTTGCTAGACCAGCGGCTGTAGCTTCAGCAGACAGAGCTTGAGCTTCTGCTACTAGTAGTGCTTTAGCTGCTGTAAATGTAACTGCCATTATTATCTCCTATTAAGTCAGTTTAATTCCAGTGGTACTTTGAATATATTGGTCAGCAAATGATTTATCAGTATCAACTGCCACTGTTATTCCACTCTTATTTAACTGTATTTCTTTATCAGGATGAACTGTAAACAAATAAGGCATTAGGGCAGGGCCCTGTGGACTCATTGCGATCACTAGTGGTCTGCTGACTTTGTAATGTGTCATTGTTTCTTCAACTAACTTAGCGATAAGTTCTTCACCGGACGACAGCTTAAACGTAATAATTTCGCCAGGTGAGACGCCTTTGGTAATAAACATATATTCCTCTTAAAATGTACTCTGTGGTTCTAGATTGTTTTGAATATAGGTTAACAATTCATTGTAACCCCCTATACTTGTGCCATTGATAACGATCTGTGGTACAGATCTAGCGTTAGGTACTGCTTCTAATAATTCTTCTCTAGTAAAACCGTCTCCAATTTTTCGTTCCTCAAATGCGATACCTCTCTGCTTTAGAACTGCTACTGCCTGCTCGCAGTAGGGACAATGATATTTGCTCCAAACTACTACCTGCATTATCGCTGCTCCAGTTCAACTAAAACGGTAGGGCCGAGATGTTGTTCAATTAATTTGACCAGTTCATCTAGTAGTTCTTGGTCTAGTAACGATCCGGCTTCTCTAGTAACTTCGTTATCTTTAGTGAGTGTGCTGAGTTTGATCACAGCAGTTTCTACATGAATCTTTGCCATTATATCTCCTTATAGTGTTGGTAATTCTTCGTAATTAATAGTGTCGCTCATGACACCAATTACATAATTTGTAGATTCGTTTTCTTGTAATGCAGTTTGTTTTTTACTTGTGTCGCTATGCTTGTTAAACCAAGGAATGGGTGTGCTCTTAGGAGCAGGTTGATTGTATTTAATACCTATGTCTTTGAGGCCTACAAAAGCTGTGTAATCAACAAACTCTTTAAGAATATTAGCGTTAAGACCAATCACAGGTCCTTTCTTAAACAGATAGTCTGCCCAGTCTTTTTCTTCTCTAATTACATCCATATACATAGCATAGACTTCTGCTTCATACTCTTGTTTGGCTCGAGCAAAACGTGGATCTTCCTTGACAACCTGATTGATAATCCAAGCCGTCCATTCTTTATGTAACAACTCGTCCTGTAGGATTAAGCTAATGATATTGCCGTTGCCGATAAAGATCTTGTTCTCGACCATAGCAAGACTTGTAGCAAAGCTGACCATAAAGCGGAACGCTTCTAGAGCATAGCTAGCGTTTAGAGCTAGCCAGATAGCCTTTACGTGTTCGAATTCATCAACATGTAATCCTGCTTCCTTATTACAATTTAAAACGTGCAACTTATCATAATAGTTTCCTACACTGCTAGCCATATCAACAATTTCACTAGTGTTATGAATAGAGTTAAAAACATCCTTTGGCACATTGTAGATGTTACGAATAATATGACTATAACTTCGACTGTGAATATTAGTTTCAAAGAATGTCCAGTTGTAGACCAGTGCTTCTAGTTCAGGGATACTGACCACAGGAGTAAAGATTTGGCTTGGTCCTCTACCCTGTATACTGTCTAGGGCAGTCTGTCTAAGAAGATTGCTAGTAAAAATGTGTTTGACAGCGTCACTGGCTTCCTTAAAGTCTTGTGCGTCCTTGGTTAGACTTACTTCTTCTGGTACCCAGAAGAAACCCCTGGCAGTCTGTTCTATCTTCTGAAGTTTATTATATTTGACTTCCTCGAAGCGTTGAATTGTAACTGGACCACTTGGGTCCAAAAACATTTTTCTATGTAGATAGTCTGTGTTGACTGTAAGATCATATTGTTGTTTACTCATGTTTTTTTGTCCAATAATATTCTTTAGGCTTTTGTGTTACTATTTGATCCGGAAGCCGCCAGGCCTTATGTTTAATCCAACCGTAAATTAAATTAGCCACATAAGGGTGCATTTCATCACTGAAATGATTACGTACATTCATATTCTCCTCATATAAATGATTTTCTTTTTCCGGTATCCCATGAGATAGTCTATCTATCCAGGTTAGATGCGAAAGACTAAATGGCTGTGGCAATGGCCAATATCTTTCTTCTTTGAAACTTATCTCGAAAGATGGGAAAAGGTAGAGATTAGGAATAGATTCTAATTTCTGAAGCATAAGCTCGTGCATGTCTGCGGCGAAATCATCCGGGTTATATACAAACCAATTTTTCATTCTTTCTAATTTTTCCGCATCTTGGTCATCACAGAGTTTTTGTATATTTTCTAAACTGTTAATGTTAGGTAGCCATCTATGTTGATTTAAACTATCTAAAAATATACGCTTAGGATATCTAAAATCAGTCGGTACTGTAACAATGATTAGATCCAGCGGTTGCCTATTCTCTACAATGTTTTTAAAACTGTAATAAAGGGGACTGGCTCCAGCTGCCATGTTGACACAACGATCAGGTGTAGTTCCAAACTTTTCACATAGTATGGTCTGCCATGTATTAGGCTCCATGCCTACTGCATAGCTATCACCAAAAAATCCTATTCTCATAACTTGCAGGCCTCGCAGTCTTCTTCCTCTAATGTGTCAAACATAGTAGGCAAGGCAACATGATGACCGTTAACAGGCGGATCGAGGGTTTCAACCTTTGCCCCCGACTTGTTGATTAGACTATAGTAAAAGGTTTTAATCCCCCAATAATGAGCCTGCATAAGATTTTTTGCAATCAGCGTGGTAGGTACTTTTCTATCAGGGTAATATGCAGGATTGTAAAACGTATTAGTAGAAATACTCTGATCTACATAGGCAGCTAAAACTGCTGCGGTCTTGATATAACCATCACAGTCACGTTGCTCCCACATCAGTTGATATTTGTTTTTTAGTCTGTTGTACTCTGGCACTACCTGTGTGAAACTTCCGGCCTTAGATTCCTTAGTCGAGATAAGCGACATAGGCATTTCAATGCCATTAGTAGAGTTGATAACCACAGAACTAGATTCAACAGGAGCAATGGCCATAAGCGTTCCATTTCGTACTCCATACTTTTTTATCCCTTCTCTTAGTGATTCCCAATCAAGCTCGGGGGTAAAGTCTGCTAGTTCGTTAACGCCCTGTGCTCTTAATTCCCATGGGAATGTGCCCTGCCCATATCGTGTTTTTTCACTGTGCAGACAAGGACCTCGTTCCTTGGCCAGTTCAACTGTGGCTTCGGTTAGATAGTAAGCTTGATGCTCCATCCAAGTTTTGACTTCTTGTAGTGCATCTTTTTCACCGTAGCGTAGACCGCGTTTAGCATGCCAGTAGGCAAGATTAGTAACACCAATGCCTAATGGCTGTATTTCGTCATTGCTTAACTTACTCTGTATGCTTAGAAAATCTTGATAATCAAGAATGTTACAAAGGCTACGCTGGAGTATACGGCAAGCACGACGCATATCCTCAGGATTGCGGAAAGCTCCCCAGTTAATGGACCCCAGGGTGCAAAGAGCGATGCGGCCTTCAGGATCGTCAAGTCGCTTAAATTCTTTCGTAGGTAATAGGATTTCACAGCATAGATTACTTTGATATATTGTATGATACTCGGGATCAAAAGGTCCCTGGTTCATAACATTATCTATGAAAACTAGATAAATGCGTCCAGTATCGGTACGTTCCTTAAGGATTCCGCTCTTAAACACTTCCTCTGCACTCATGGTCTTTTTACGTAGACCCGTTGTGTTTTCATATTTAATATAAAGCTGTTCAAACCTTGCAGTGTTCTTGTAAAAAGCTTCATACAGGTCGGGAACTTCGTTGGGATCAAAAAATGTTATATTTTCTTTGTTCTTGAATCTTCTCCAGAAGAAAGCTGAAAGCACAACCCCATAATCCATATGGCGGACTCGGGTTTCCTCTGTGCCTTGGTTGTTTTTAAGGACAATAAGATCGTCAAACTGATAATGCCAAATAGGATAAAAAACTGTAGCACTTGCATTGCGAATACCTCCCTGTGAACAAGAACGCAAATCACCAAACCACTTCTTAAGGAAAGGTATCATGCCAGTATGCATGATCTCACCGTCCCTGATAGGACTACCTAGAGGTCTTAATCTGCCAATCTCTAAACCTATGCCGGCTCGTTTGCTAGCATACTTGGCCATCATTTCTCCGCTAGCGAAAATACTGTCAAGATCATCATCACTACGG